TACAGATTTAGGGTCATCTGCTTCCATATCCTTTATGTCTCTGATTCTGTATTTTTCATCTAAAAATGCTAATGATAACGGGAAACTTACATTTTTATTCCAGAATGAGTAGCAATCAGGATAATCAAACTCAAAAATAACAACTTCAAAATCTTCTAAAGGTTCTGCAAACATTAAACCTTTAGTGCGAAGCTTGTCATTATTTGCTACAAATCTAACATTAAATTCATCACGGAATTTATTGCTAGTGAGTCAAGAACCGACTTTTTTAAATCTGTTTGATGATGCATTAACACTTCTTGCAGCATCTAAATCAAATCTATCCTTTGTTCTTTGTTTTCTAAATTCATTTACATTATCTATTGAAAGATAATGATCTCTTAGGGCAAGCTTCGCTTTTTCTGTCAATTCGACCGATCTTCCGTAACCTGTAAGTAAACCTGCAGTTTTAAGAGCAAGTAAATCATTATCAGAAATTACATTAGGAACACTGCAAACTTTTCCATCTTTATTAAGAGCGAGTTGAGATGCGGCTGTGACAACTTCATCAGTAGAAGCATCGATAGCTCTAAGCATATCGATATATCTATTACTTAACTTTGCTGCTTCAGCTTTCTTTGGTTGCTGAGATACACCAAGAAGTTGAATTTGAATATCTGATAATCCAAGGCCTTCCATAGATGGCCCGTCAAACAATTCTGCGTGTAAATCTAAACTATGTACTGGCTTGATAGGTAATGGCATAATAAACTCCTTATCTGTTTGGCAATCTGTTTTTCCAACCGTTGCCTTCATCAACATTTTTCTGATATGTTTCTTCCCAAGAAAACTTATCGTGCAAATCTTCTCCGCTATGAATTGCCATAGATGGACTCGATGCTGGATTTCCTGGATCTACATATGCAGGTCCGGGAACATTATCTGGACCGTGTAACAGACCTTCAATATTTTGCCCGTCTGCTTCCCCGCCAAGATCTCTATATTCTTTAGGAATTTTTCTTGGATTAATTCTTTGCCGCCAGAAATCGTTTTCTTTATATTCATCTTCTATTTCATCGTATTCGACATAATGAACATGAGGTACTTTTGTTACTGATTGCTGTGGATAATACTGAGCAAATCTATTAAACAATTTGTCAGATGTAGCAAACTTTCCATTTCTATCAAGTGTGCTGCAAACTTTTAAGATAACTGCAAATTGTTTATTCATTTAGAATGTATGTCCTACGAATCCATTCAATAATGTGTCATATTGTTCTTCGACGCTAGCATCCTCACTTGGGGTTGGTTTTACAAAATCGTAATAAGAAGAAGGCATTTTTGGCGTATGCATATTTCTTTCAATAGATTCAAGTGGGTTTATTTGTTTTAATTCTAAACTTTCTTTACCAGTAAACTTTCTAGGAGTCAAATTGACATTTGCGTCAGGATTGGGATAAGTCAAGATAGTATCTTTCAATTCGTATTCTTGAAATCCGTCTTGGTCTGGTGTATTTACATTGATTAAATCATCAAAATATTTATTTAAATCTTCTCCATGTTCTAATAACGGAGTCTTTCCCAAAGATTCATTGCTAAATTGTTCAACGTCGTACCTATTTCTTGGTTCAGCGTATTCTTCGGTAATTCTATTTCTTCTTTTGACTTGATAATCTTCAGCTATACGATTTATATCATTTTCTGAAATTGCAAAATGAAGTCTTGATGGCTTGTCTGGATCTTTGTATTCTTCTCCCAGAAACTTATAATCTTTTTTGTATTTATGCCTTTCTTCTAATGATTGTTCCATTGTCATAAGATGTTCAGGTTTGGCTGAGAAATTTTCTCTTATATATTTTGGTGAGTTTTTATGCAAATCATTAGCGGCGTTTTCTAAAGACTGTTTGTAATTATGAAGTTGAGCCCTTAGTTTAGCTCTCAATCTTTCTTCTGGAGTAAGTAAATAAGGTATAGACTCTTCATAATTCCTGTGTTGCGGAGTGAGTCTTGACTCTATGTTTACATCTCTGCCGTCAAAATCAATATGAGTTTTGCGCAGCAATTTATCAAAGCTAGCGTCTTCATCGACATATAAGTTTATTTCGTGTCCGCCACGGTTTCTGCCACCACGGCCTATAGGGCTTGCACCAGGAGAAAATGGGGATCCTTGTCCACCTCCTCCTACTCCTCCGGTTTGAGCTATACGAATATTGTCAGACATATTGTTTTTTACTTAATTAAAAAAATGTTTACCTTTATCTTCGGTTCAAATTAACCATTTTAGATCTTGGTAATCTAGTTACAATTCTGGAAGTTAAGCATTCGTAGGACACAGCAGCAACGCAGTCACAAATATCGTCTTTATATCCAGACAAAGCTTCTATATAATATCTTTTGCCTTTCCATTTTTTTTGCAAGAATAAAAACTGAATTTTGGCTTCTTGTATTTCATTTAATGACTGAGGAGTATTTTGCATATCAAGGTATAAACCACCTGATAAATCATAAATGTCTACTCTATCATCTCTTATTATTTGAGCAAGTTCCGTGTATATTTTTTCTTTATATTCTTTATTAAACTGTCTTTCAATAATTGGAACACCATAACTTTGCAGCTTTATAACTGATGATTGCGAATTCCAATGGTCTATTGATACTTGTTTAAATCTGAATCGTCTATGTAAATTAATTACATAGTCTTCAACTTCTTTTTCCTTGACAGGCTGGTTTCTAGTCAAAGGATTCCAAAAATGAATATGATCAATAACAACTCTTTTCAAGGGAGTATGATCAGGGCCAATTTGTCCATACATAATTTCAGTATGAGCAACAACTAAGGCATAATAGTCAGACGTTCTTGCTGGGTCTATATGACAAAAGTATTCAAAAAGTCCATCAGGCTGTTCCTTACGTTTAATCATATTTTGACTTTTGAACATTCTGTCAATATCTTCAGACATAAACATAGGATCAGAAGAAGATGCTCCAAATTCAGCCCCATACTGCATTTGAAATTCTTGAGGATCTTTCTTCTTTTGCCCATCTAGCCAATCTTTATCAATATTAGGATTCGTAAGCCAAGTTGGCAATCTCATTATGAGAGTAGTAGGATCTTCTTGTCTATTTTCGTGCAAATCATACAATAATCCAATGGGGCCTTTAGGGTTTGAAAGAAGCATCATTTTGCCGTCTTTACCAAATGTAGCAAGAGATGGCTTCAAGTCATCATATAATCCATAATCAACCCCAGATTCAGGGTTATCTCCAGCCATTGCTGCAACTTCGTCCATGATGATAGACCAACAAGTAAGACCAACGAGACCTGATGCATTACTTGAGCCACAACGTAAAACAAGAGAGCCAGCAAATAGATTGATATTATCTTCTTTTCTTCTTACGTTTTCTTCTCTATCGTGCTCAGTGTAAAATCGCATTTCCAATTCTGTATCTTTACCAATATAAGGAGCAAAGAAAGGAGATGCCAAAACTGTTTGTTTGATTTTAGAGAAGATTGCCTTTTTTGCTTGCTCTTCATTTCGAGCAACATTCAATAAAACAATTTCATCAAATTCCATCAAGCCATATCTTGCTTGAGGATGACCCATAGAAATAAGCCTATACAGCTCATAAAGGGCCATAGCAGATACAAGGAACGATTTACCAGAACGTCTTCCTAACACTAAAACTAATTCTTCAAATTTATATCTTTTAGTGCATTTTTCTTGAACTTGCATTCTAAGCTTTGGGTCAAATTCTTCTGAATAAAGCAAATCATTTTCTGTCTGAAATCCATCAATAATAGGCCTTGCTTCTAAAACTTCTACTTGTCTTTCTGCATCAGGGTTAGTCGCTTCTTCTCGAGCATATTCATAACGTTTTTTTCTAACATTTTCATCTAATCTTGAACATTGAAGACAAGGAGAGTTTACTACGTTAAAAATAGTTTTGAAGTTTCTTTGCTCTTGTTTTGCTTTAAAATACTCATTTTCATTTTTACTAATATAATTCCAAACACAACCTTCACACCCGTCATCAGTTTTATTGTCAAGTATCTCAAGATTAGTATTCCCTTCTTGCCCCATATAAAAACACTTTAGGATAAGTTTTTGCCAGGGATAAGGTCTTAAATTGCAAAAATAAGGATGCTCAATAAAAGTAACAATATCTACTATTTGGTCAGGGTTGAATCTATTTTTTGTTGGCTTTGGGGGTGGTGCAACTTCCTGTCTTCTTGCTGGTACAATTTCATCAGCAAAATCATTAGCATATTCAGTGTCTTTAAAAAGTTCTGTTACAGAATTTGCTTGTTGTAAAAGTTGACTTCGTAGTTCATTTGAAGACTTAAC